CGGGTGAACAGACAGGACACGGCGTCAGCGGCGCTGTTGGCGCTCGCCTTGCTGTCGCACTGGTAGAAGGCGATCCCGTTCCACATGCCCTTGTAGCCGATGGACTTCGCCATCAGCATCTGCTGCGTGTCGTCGCGGAACTGGACGGCGCCAGTCTCGCCGCGCAGGGACGCCTGGAAGTTGTTGAAGTGGACGGGCGACAGGTCAGCCACCAGCTCCATCCCCGCGCCGATCTCGACGTTGGCGGCGTTGAGGGTGAACATCGCCGTGTAGATGTCGTCCACCGTGAGATCCTGGCCGGTGTCGCTGACGCTCTGGGTGATGCTCGGGTACAGCGCGTTCAGCAGGTCGGTGTAGGTCAGCCCCTCGCCCTGCTGGAGCTTGCGGAGCAGGGTGCCGGGATCGACCACGCCGCCGGTGAGGGCGAACAGGTCGCTCATCTGGTACTGCTTGCGGTACGGGGCGATGGTCAGCGAGTAGTTGGAGGTCGTGTAGGCGGAGTTCGAGATCCCGCCGCTCGTCTCGCTCGACGCCGCCGCGAAGGCGCCGGGAACCGCGTCGATGGTGATGTTAGGTCGCGGTGCCGATCAGGCTCCACGGCATCTCGATCATCAGGTTGCGGAAGTCGGCGGCGTCGTACACCGGCTGATCGAGGTAGTTCTGCGCGATCATCAGCGCCTCGCGTCCGCCGTTGGACACGAGGAGGGCATTGGTCACTTCGTTAGCCATTGGGCGCTCCGTAGGGGAGAAGGTGGAACCGTCTCAGCCTACACCCATAACGGCGGGCGCCCGATGGCTTACTTCTTGTAGCGTTACCGGTTCGGCCTAATCTGTCAAGGGGCAGGCTTGGGGCGGGGCGCGATCTTGCCCGCAGCCGCCATCGCATCCCAGAACTCATCGCGGCGGGCGCGCTGCTCGGCGGGCGGGAGGGCGGCGAACTCCTCCGCCGTCAGCCCCCGCGAAAGGGGCGGAACCACCGTGCGCGAGGCGCCGCCGTTCGGGTCGCTGGTAGGCTTGGGCTTCGGGGCGGGCGGGGGCGCCTCGACCTTCGCGGGGGCGACAGGGGCAGCAGGCTTCTCCGGCGTGGCGGGCGCGGGCGCCTCGGCGATGTAGGGCCGCAGCCACCGGGCGCCCTTGCCCCCGTCCATCTCGCGCTGCGCCTTGATCCACTCGTCGTAGGTCGGGCGCTTGCCCTCGCCATCGGGCTGAACGCGGCTGTACCGGTCAAGCGTCTCGGCCCGCGTCTCGTCGTCGTCGGCGAGGCCGTGACGCAGGATCGCCAGCGTCGCCGCCTGCGCCAGCATCTTCGCGCTGTACTCGCCCTCCATCTCGGCCCGGATCTGCTTGCGTAGCGCGTCGGCATCGACGGCGGCAGGGGCGGCGCCCGCCTTCTCCCGCAGCGTCTTGTTCTCGGAGACGATCTTGGAAAAGCGGCTGTACGGAACGAACTGCGCGCCGGACTCGTCAGCCCAGACCATCCCACCATCCTCATCGGGGACAGGGGTGAGGGTGCGGCCCTTGAACTGCTGCGTTGCGGGGAGGGTCGGGGGGGTGCCATCGGTAGGCATGATGAACTCCGTGGTTTGGGGGTCAGTCAACGTAGCGGGCGAGGATGGAGCGCGCCCAACGCGCCCCGGCGTCCCCGCCCCATCCTTGCCACGCTTGCCAGCCCTTGCCTCTCTCGGCCCAGGTGGCGCCCTGTTTGTCAGAGGCGTGGCGGGTGAAGTAGTTAGCCATCCGCTTGATCGTCTCCAGGCTGACGGGGCGGCGGTTCTGGAGGTCGCGGGCGCGGGCGAGTCCTACCGAGGTCATGCCTCGATTGGACGGGGCGGCCTCGGCGCGCACCTCCAGGGCGGCGCGGGCAGCAGCGGCGACAGCGGCGGGCGGGGTGAACGTGCGCTCGACGTACCCGGCAGCGCGGGCAGCCTGCCCTTGCCGAGTCGCAGCCGCAAAGGCGCGGGCACGGGAGGTGCGGGAGCCGGGGGTGTAGGTATAGACCTTCCCCTCCTTCCCCCACCGGTAGCCCGGTCGCCCGTTGGCGGTTGCGCGCTCAACTGGCATCGTCAGATCCAGGGGGCGTGTCCTCAGCGTCGGCGGCAGGCTCGGCGCTCGGGGCGGGGGCGGCGTCGGGGGCTTCCTCGGCAGCATCATCCTCGACATCGGCGCCGAGGATGTCCAGGGCTTCGCGGGTGAGCGTGCGCGCCTCGGCGGGATCGGCAGCAAGGGCGCGGGTCAGGAGGTCAGTCAACACCGCGTCATCGTCGGGCATGTCCTCGCCGTCGTCGGCCTCGACCCCGTCGATCTCTGCGATCAGCGCGTCGATCTGCGCCTCGGTCATCGACGGGTTGCGGGTGCGGATCGCGGCGCGGTGGGAGGTGAGCCTCAGCGCGAGATCCTCCTTGATCACCTGCTGCTCTTTCAGGATCTCCTCGGGGCTGACCCCGATCATCCCATAGGTGATCGACCACGCCGCCGGATCGATGGGCAGGGCGGGATCGCGCAGGAGCGCCGCTGCCTTCGCCAGAAGCACCTGATCACCGGATCGGCTCGGCGGGATCAGCTTCTTCTGCATGTCGCGCTTTCCCTTCTGCGACACTACCAGCGCGTAGCCGGAGCCTGCGGACGTACCCCGGTGGACATCAGCGGGGGAGAGTCCGGCGCTGACGGCCAGCCCCGCCTCGTAGCCCTCAATCGAGGTCGCCAGCGACGCCGGATCGGCGGCAGGTTGCCACTGTCCAGCGTTGGGGCTGGTGTACTCCTCCCCGCGCCGGATGCCATGGATCGGCAGGATGAACTGCGGAGAGGCGCGGATCGCGTCGGTGCCGAGCCTGCTGACGCCGCCGGAGGTGTTGGCCGTCGCAGGGACATGCCCGTCCATGATGTAGCGTTGGGGGTGTGACCCATCCCGAACGGCGGACATCCAGAATGTCCAGAGCGCGGAGGCGTCGAGGGTACCGTTGACCAGCTCCGCCCCGGTCAGCGGGTCGAGGAGCCGGTCTGATACCCGGCGATGGTACAGGACGTAGGGCAGGACGGGGCGCCCCTCGGCGTCGCGGTACTGCTCGGGCCAGCCCGCTTCCCCGGCATAGTGGGCGGTTGCGTCGGCCCATCCGTCCTGCTCCTTCCCGTCCGCCCCGGTCGTCTTGGCAGGGACGAAGATGGCGAATAGCGGCGCCCCCGGATCTGACACATCCCAGACCTCCCATGTCCAGACCATGCCCTGACCGGTCGGGGAGAGGCGGAGGCGGCACTCCTCGACGCGGGCGGGCTGGTGGCGGGTCGGGTTGAAGGGGGCGCGGTCGGCGGGGTACTTGCCGTAGCCACGCAGCACGACGGTATCGACGGGGACGGCGCGATACCCGATCCCCTCGTTCTCCTCGATGTCGATACGGATCAGGCACTCATTGGCGGCGACTTGCAGGAGGTGAGATTGCTGGCGCATCGGCCAGAGGTCAGGGGTGATCACGCCGTCGAGGTCGGGGTTGCCCGCTGCCTCGACGGTCGGGGCGTCGTCGTACAGGGTGGCGATCTGCGACCACACGTTCAGCGCGGCGTTCCGGCTCGTCACCGGGGCAGGCAAGTACTCGCGCACCTCGGCGCTGAAGAAGTCCGCCTGACGCATCCCGGCGTCTGCGATCCATGCGCCCTCGGTCATGCGGCGGCGCAGGGCGGCAGCCTCACGACAGGCGGTGTCGGCCTCGGTGTGCCACGGCGGAACGGGGACGGGCGGGAGGGCGCTTGGCATTGGCTTACACTACCATGATGGGGCGGGTTGCGGTAGTCCGGTCAGATCCGGGGGGAGTCAGTAAGATGTCGGAGAGTCCGTAGCGCACAGCGTCAAGCGGGTGCTTCAAGTCCTTCTCTGCCCCGGTGTAGTGCTGGAGGGCGGCGTTCAGGCTCTTGGTGTGCGCGGTGGTGAAGAACCTCCCCTCCCGGATCAGGGAGTTCAGCGCCTTCTCACCGGCCAGCACCGACCCGGCCTTCTTGACCGGGCGCCGGATCTCAAAGGGCGTCACGCTCCGGCGGGTGAGGCGGGCGAACGCGGCTTCGAGGAGGGCGTTGACGGAGGCGCCCGCCCCGGCCTTGCCCGCGCTGTTGATATCCCCGAACGCGGCGGTAACGTGGTCAACGGCCAGCCCCCACCGGGTCAGCATGTCGAGGGCGAGGCGGGCGTCCATGTCCGGCGTGCTGCCCTTCTCGCTGATCACCTCGTCGGCGGCGATCCAGCGGCGCCCGTCCCCGATCAGGAGGATACCGATCTGGTTCCCCGTCCCCTCGCCGTGATCCCAGGTCAGGCGGAAGTCTACCGGCTTGAATGCGGTGATGAAGGCATTGTCAACGACCGACCCCTCCCCGAACGAGACGAACCGGCGCCCCTCGGTCAAGCCCTCCCAGTCCCCGTCCCGACGTTGGCGGCGCTCCCAGGGGGACATCTGGGCGATCTGCGCCTCGACGTTGGCGGCGGTGCGGTGTGGGCAGTTCTCGGGGCTGAGCCGGATGCGGATCTCTACCCAATCCGGGGCAGGCGGTACAGGCGGGTTGCTGTCGGGATTGCCCTCAAAGAACTCTCTCAACCACCCGAGCGGGCGCCCGATGGGGGTGAAGGTGAGCCAGACCTTGCCGCCCCGCACCGCGACGCGCTGTGAGAGGGTCAGCCAGTGGGTGCGCTTCGGCGGTTCGTCCACCCACACCCAATCAATCGTGCCGCCCTCCAGGGCGAGCGGGTCTTGGGTGCCTGACTTCGGGTAGCAGACCGAGCCGGAGCGGAGTTCGATGCAGCGCTTCCCGCCGGAGACGTACCCGCGCACCGGATCATAGCGGCACCGCTCGGCGAGGACGTTGCCCGGTTGCAGCTCGCGGAGTTTGCTGCTGATCTTCGGCCAGTCGCCGTCCATGTCGGGCATGACGATCCAGCCGAGGCGAGCCGGGGGCGCGGGGGCGTAGGGGTGCGTCCCCGTCATCGCCCACCATGCCTCGGCGGCGCCTGCGTACGACTTGCCTACCTGATTGCCCGCCTGGAGGCGCCGGTAGCGGGCCGAGTGCTGGTGGAACGCCCGCTGCCCCGGCGACATGCCACCCAAGGCGGGAGCGCCCCAGGTGTACACGTCGAGGGGGGTCATGCGGGCGGCAGGGTGCGTCAAGGGGTGTCGCTCCCCGGCGGCTCGGTGAGCGCCAGCCCCAGGGCCGCAGCCTCGCGCCGCACCCATGCCTCGCGCTGCGCCCGCGTCGGCTCGACGCTCTGCTCTGGCGCGTTGACCGGCTCCGGCGGCGGTTCAAGGTCGCGGTAGCAGGTCAGCCGCAGGATCTCCAGGGCGGCGCGGTTCTCCTTGTTGCTCCCGCCCTTCGGCCCGACCCCGAGGGCGCGGGAGGTGAGGGCGAGTTCCCGCTTGCCCGTGGCCTCGATCATCTTCGTGAAGAACCAGAGGGCGCGCTTCTCTTTCGGGGACAACACATCCCCGGCGACGGCCTTCTTTGCCGCTGCCTCGCCCGCCTTCATGTTGCTCCAGATCGCCCACCGAGCGACCCCGAGGCGCGACGCAGCGCCGGTCAGGGTGTTCATGCCCGTACCGATCTCGTTGCACATGCCGTCCAGCGCCTCGACGCTGATCCGCTCGTAGAGGGGGACGCGCCACTGTTTCGCGATCCCGGTGAGGACTTCCGGGGAGGGTGGGGTGTGCTTGGGGGTGTCAGACATCTGGACTCCCTTGTAAGAACTGGACGGCTTCTGACATCGGCATGGACGGGCCACAATACTCAAAGGTAGCACACGGGCGACCGCCCGATGTTTGGGGGCTTGATATCGTGCCTTTGGCTTTGCCGTTCTTCAGGTTGCTCACTGGCTTACTAAGAAGCCTCCATGTTGGCGATCTGTCATGCGACCGGATGAACGCCGGGTGCGCGGGGTAGTTTCGGAACGTGAACCCGCACGCCTTGTAGGCAGACCCGATGCACTCGTTGAGGATGAATGACAACCCCAACCCTTGCCAGTCAGGAAGCGTGACGGTGCGACTAATGCCCTTGATCTTTGAGTTATCCGGGTGTGGGACATGCATAACACCAGTAAATGCAACCGGGCGACCATTCACAAATGCCGCAAAGCACCTCGCCGCTTTGTTGAGGTCTTTGCTCATATAGTGATACGGCGCGAAGATGGGCCAGAGGCCATAGGGGACGCGCTGGATATGCCCTTCAATCCGGGGGCGGGGTTGAACCGACCTCCAAGTGAAGGTCATGGTTGCAGGCTCCAAGATCCAGTCAGGCTGTAGCCAGTCGATCACATCGTAATGGCATGTGACGGCGACAAACTTTCGCCCTTGCCGCCGGATGTGCTTCTGGACGGCGTGAGAGCCGATCTGGGCGACTTGCCGATCCACAACAGAAGTGAACTCGTCAACGACGATGGGATCGGGGAGTTCCACCATCCGGCGAGCGAGGTCAACGCGGAACTTCTCGCCGTTGCTCAAAACTGCGTAGGGCCGCAGCCACGCCGGGATCGTGTTGAACCCGACGGCGCTGCAAGCGTCGGTGATCTGCTGCAACGTCGCGGACTTTGGGAAGTCGTCAACGACGGAAGCCGCACCCCAGGTCAGATCCGGGGGGCATCCCCAAAGTTGGCGCATGATCGAAGTCTTGCCCGCGCCAGAGGGGCCGACGATCAGCCCAACATTCCAGGGGCGGGCGTCCAGCGGAACATCCCCGCGCCACCGGATCTCCGCCCGTTCCTGCGGCGGAACGTCGAACATGCTACTGACCTGCTGCGCTCGGACAGAGGTACTGATCGGGGAGGTGACTACGAAATCAACGGCTGGCATCTGACCCCCTGTTCGCGGAACCGCTCGATCAGGTTGGCTTGCTCCACTTCATCGCTGCACTCGACAACGATCCGGTACTGAAGGTCGCCCATCTGCGGCGAGGTGTCGGGCGCTTCCTCTGGCACCTCCGCTACCCCCGCGCCTGCGAGCAGCGCCTCGATCTCCCCTTCCGACCACCCTGGTACATGGACATCCCCACCCTCATCCCGGATCTGACGCAGCACGGCCTCGACATCCACCGGCAGCATCGGGTTTTTCTCGGTGAGCCGGTTGTCAGCCAGCGCATAGGCGGCGGCCTCGGACTCGTCGGCGAACTCGACCACGCGCACTGGCACCATTCCAGGGCCGGGGGCGGCGGCGTCGAGGTACAGCCCTGGGTCGGCCTTCATCCGGGTCTGCGCGGCCCGGTAGCGCCCGTGACCGGAGACGATACGGCGCCTGCTCCCCCACACGACGATGGGGGAGAGGAACCCGAACCGGCGCAGGCTCGCCGCGATCTCGGCGACGTTCTCGACGGGGTGCTGTTTGGGGTTGCCCGCCCATTCCTCCATCTCGGAGAGGGGGAGCCAATCGAGCGGGGCGGCGGACTGCTTAGGCGCGGGTTTGGTCAACGGAGGCTCCTTGCGGTCATTAGCCGTTCGCGCAACGCAGCAGGCAGGGGGACGGCGGCGAGGTCGCGTAGGGTAGTGGTGAAGCTCTCGCCCGCCCGCGATTCGTTCCCGGCGTCGATGTACCACCACCCATCCATCAGCGCCCGCTCGGCTCGGTGCAGGGCGCGCCACTCTGGCGACGGGCGCAGGTAGGCGGCGCGGGCGTCGGTGAGGGCGATCACGAGGTCAGCGCGGGGCTGAGTCATGGCTTGACCTCCTCTTGCAGATCGATGGCGGCGCTGCGGATCAGGAGCGCCAACACCTCGCCGTGCGTCCGCAGCCCATAGGCGGCGCGCAGGCTTTCCATGTCCCCCCGGATCTGACCGAGGGTGCAAGGGCCGATGCGATCCGCCACCGCCGTCAGCGAGGAGGTGAAGATCCGGGGCGTCTGGTAGTGGGGTGGATAGGGCTTCATGGTTCGGGGATGGAGATGCGGAGGGAGAACAACCAAACCCCCGCCGCATACCCCACCTTACACCGGCTCCTCTGCGCGTGCAAGGGGTTCGGTGCCGAGGAGGGTGGTAGTGCGGGCGAGGCGTTGCAGGGCGGTCATGGTTGCTCCATCTGGAACAGGGCGAGGAACGCCTTACGCTCGCGGTCGCTCAGGTTGGTCAGATCCGGGGGGCATCCCTTCATCATCGCCCGTACCGCCTCGACCTCCGCCCGCGTCAGGGTCACGGCGTCGCGGGAGTAGTCCACCCAGGCGCGGTACGTCGCCGGGAACAGCTCGGCGACAATGCCCGCCAGCGCATCGGCATAGGCCCGGATCTCCGCCTGGGCGTGCGCGTCGGTGCGGAGCTTCAGGAAGTGCAGGACGTTGTGCAGATCGACCCGCGCCACGAACTCGGTGTACTGCGCGACGGGGAGGACGGCGCGGGCCTCTTCGCGGGAGACACCCCGGTTGAGGATCAGGTTGCTGTACACGGCGCGAACGACATCAAGGGCGTAGCGCATCCCGCCGAGCGCGGCAGCAGCAGCATCTCCGGTCAGCGCAGCGCCCCGCCCCTGCTTGTTGTCGAGGCTCTGCTCATGCAGCGCGGTCGGGACGAACACCTCGTCGGGAAGCACGGAGTAGCGGGCGCTGATCTCGTTGAAGCTCCAGGTGCGGTGCCGCATCCACTGGCGCGCCACGAAGATCGGCAGCTTCACATGGATCTGGATCACCGCCTGCTCAAAGGGGCTGGTGTTGCCACAGACAAACCCAAACTCATCGGGGTTGCCGCGCACTACGAGCAGACCGGTGCTGGTGGTCGCGCAGTATACCCTCCCGCTATGATGGGTGCGCCCCCAGTATTGCGACCGCGCCTCCAGGGTCGTTCTGTAGCCGGTGTGAGCTGTCACATTGATCTCAGTCGATGCTGCGTGGGCGTCATACCCGATATAGGCCGACAGGACAGAGAACAATGACCGGAGATGAGGCGACGCGCTGCTGAACTGTATTTGTGGCCGATCTTTCTTGACCGCCCCATCACTGTTCACCAGACCGTCCCACAGGCCCAATATCTCCGCATATTCCAGGCTGGACGGGCTTACTGCCAGCCGCTTTTCAGCAGCGCGCTCACCCTTCACCAAGAACCGAAGCACACTCTCGGGCGGAGAGATTGTATAGACGGTGGCGTCCTCGTATGTTGCCGACTTGCGCTGCTTGTGATCAATGCCAAGCTCGGCTAACAAGTCGAGGAGGTACGACTTCTTGCGCGGCTTCTTGAGATGGAAGCACACTTGGTTGACCGAGGTCTGCACCCAAGATCCGTCACCCAAGATGAAACCGGCGAGTTGTGCTGATGGGTCAGGGGCGCCAGCGCCAAAGACCTTGTACCCCTGCACAGGGTCGAAGTGTCCGCACCGGGGCGTGCTGTCAGCGGGGTAGATCTGGTAGCCGTCGACGTCGCCCATCCTTGACTTTGGCCTGAACCACATGCGGTGGTCAGGTGTCACAGAAAACGACATCCTGGAGTTGCGGAACGTCACCATATTCTCGTCCGCGTCGAACACCTCAACACGCAGATGCTCCTTCGTCAGGGTGCGGGTTTTTGGGTTTGGAACAAGGAACGTCTCCCTTTCACCACAAGTATCCCAACGCTTCCACCCGTCTGCCGTGAGAACTTCCATGCTCGGGTGGTAGCAGTGCCGATGCCGCAGGAGGTAGCGGATCAGCCGCTCATCCTCGGCGGAGGTGCGCTCGGCATCGGCGCGCCCGTAGGAGAGGCGGGCGGCGCGGCAGATCGAGGCGTCGCTGCCCATGTGGTCGACGAGCCGAAGGAAGCCGGGGGCGGGGATCACTTCGCACCCCGGCGCTCGATCATCCCGGCGATCAGTTGGGCGGCGTCGAGGGCGTGCTGCATGGCGCTACTGATCTCCTCCAGGTGCGCCCGCCGGTACTCCTCCATCTCCGCTTGCCGCATGTACACCACCAGATCGAGCGCCTCTTGCATCGCGTCATACAACGCGTCCCGCCCGTTGTGCGGCTGGAGGGGCGTCTTGTAGCGCTCGATGCCCTGACGGCGGCGCTCGGTCGCGTAGGGCTGGAGGATGGCGGGCAGGTCGGGGATAAGGTCGGCCCAGATGTCGCCCATCCCGGCGGCAGGGGCGGGTTGCTCGGCGAGGGCGGCGAGCTGTGCGCGGTCCGTGTTTGTTTGATTTCCCATAACTTATCTCCGTTCTTACAGTGAGTACTTATTCCGACTGGCCGGTCAGTTTGGATTCTGACCGGTCAGTCGGTTTAGCCGACCATCCGCGCCACCACCACCGCAACGGCGAAGGTGACGATCAGGGAGGTCAGCATGGTTGCGTTGCTCCTTCCCCCACCTTACCCCACCTACCCTCGGCGTGCAACCCTACCCCCCGGATCTGACAATCCCCTCCATCCTGCCCACGCGACCGCCCCGAGCAGCAGGTCAGATCCCAGGGCAGTAGGGTAGGCGCGGGCAGTCCGATCTGGTGGGGTCTATATGTAATCCTGGTGGGGTCTTGGTGGTGTTAGGTGGGGTCTTGGTGGGGTCTGCGGACACAAGACCCCACCTGTAAGAACCACGGTTCAAGCGCGGTAAACAGTTTTTGGTGTGGTCTGGTGGGGTGTTTTGTGAACCTCCACGCGTGAGAG